CTCAAGGAGAAAAATTTTGACTGAAGATGACGATGACATTCAAGGGTTTATGCCTGATTGGGCCGACTTCAAAAATGGCAGGGCAAAAGCGTTTGAAGAAATTGCAAACAAGGTCAAAGAGCTGCCGTGGGAAAACGATACTAAGGACAGTTTTTTAATTTGGTTGAAAGAGCAAAAATGAAATCTAGGCACCACGCAATTCGTGAACTGTTGCTGGCGTCTGAAGATGGTCTAACTGTCAATCAACTTGCCGAATATTTTGGAGCAACCACCAAAACCATTTGCAAGACGCTAAAGACCGTTTGCGGTGTGTACATTGACCGCTGGACAGGGCCAAGCCGAGGTCAGTATGCAGCGGTCTACATGTGCGTAGAAACGCCTGAGAACGCTCCGCGTCCTTAAGCGTAAAGGCGTGTGCCAGCCTTGTCAATAATCAGCTTACTTTTGCGTGGCGCGGCACCGGCTACGTTGGGTATGCTGATGTGGGTCCAGCGGTCAAACTCACGGATTACTTGGTCATAACCCAAGTCACTGGCGATGATGGCTTTGACAACCTCATCTGGCGTCATAGCGGGTACACGAATATCAGCAGCGCAGCCGATGCGATGCTGAGAAGTGTCTTTGCTGCCCACAGCATCATTGACTTGTTTTGATCGGAAAGCTGAATTGACCATGATGGGCTTTCCTCCAAGTATTGTTTTGACTTGTTCAAGAAATTCTGCAAGACGTTGGAGGTTTGCAAGTTCTGTTTCATTGGGGATGTTGTCAAATTCACGATGGTCTGTGTGCGTTAGTTCCGCAAGGCTAAAGTGTTCAGTCAAGTTTGTCATTTAACGCACCATGGTTTCTTTGCGTCGCCAAAATACTCGCGGGCCAAATCCTGATCAATCAACATTTTGCGCAGACTTTTGCCGTCTAAGATGATGTCGCCAAGAACCCGGCCGCCGAACTTATCCCATTGAAGCAAGGTCACTTGTCTCTTGACCGCAGCTTTAACCGCAGCGTTGGTGAAGTCGGTGGCCGCGTGCCCTTTGGCATCTTCCTCGGGGCACTTCGCACGAAACCCTTTTTCCGGTGTATCTACACCGTATATACGCACTGAGATCTCAGGTCGCAAAGGTTTGGGCAAATAGCTGGCTTGGATGACTACGGTATCGCCATCGATCACGCGATTGATCACTGCGTCATAGGTGACGCCAGTGGGTTCGGCCATGGCCAGCAATGGCGCCAGCAAAAGGGCAAGTGCGTATTTCATGGTTTTTCATCACTGATGTGGATGCCCGTAATTAAACCGATGAAACCGCCAACAATAGTTTGGAAGGCTGGACCAATGATGTCATAGATGAGTTTATTATCCACAGCAGGGTCATAGACGCCAAGCAAAAACATATAGATCATGCAGGCGACTACGCCCATCAAAGACAATGCGGCAATAATTGTGACTGCGTTTTTAAGGTTCATGGCATTGGGCTCGATTTGTGAAGCATAGAATCCTTGGCTTGGGAACCGGCGGATGACCCAAAATAGAAAGCAATAATCCCGGTCCACGCAGTGCCAAGCGACCCCAGCATCAACATCAGGGCGTCTGACGCCTTAAAGGTTTCAGTCATCATGCCAATCAGAATGCCAAAGAACCCGATGGTGACCGACACAGCCAAAACAGCGGGGATGTACGAGCGTGTCTCAGCTTGCATCTCACGAGCAGACTTGCGATCTTCAACATTGAGTTTGGCAAAGTCCAGCCCCATCTCCTGTGCCCGTGCAGCCATTTGAATCTCGGCCTGCTTCAAGAGCATGATCTGATCTGCGCTTAGTTTGCCTTCGCTGATCGTAGACTGAACGTCTTTGGGATCAATGCCGATGGCCTTTGACACCGCCTCTATGGCAAGGCCAGCCAAAGGGCCACCCAGCGCAGTGGCTATGGTAGGTGCAATCGTTTTTAACCAATCCATATCAATTCCTCAGTTTGTACATAATAAATGCAAACGTACCCCAACCAACGAATCCCGCTGCAAGAATAGAAGCAAAGCCGATCAACAAGATGTTTACCGTCTCTGCCAGATTCTCTCGCTTCAACTTAGCCTTGGCTTCCGCTTCACGCTCCTCACGCTTACGGTTGGCCACAATCATGTTGTACTGCGCTTGGATCGCCTCCCAGACATCGCCCTGACCAGAGTAGATCAGTTGCTCTCTCAATTGTTTCTCTGCGTCCCGCAGCGCTTTGGCCTGCATCACTGCGTTAACCGCCTGACCCATATCAGACTGCGGCTTTTTCTTTTCGTGTACCGCCGCCTTGGCTACGGTGTCTCTATGTTCAAAAAACTTAATCAGATCGCCACTGCACTCTTGCAGGTCTTTGCCCATCTGGATGGCTTCTTTAACCCCTGCAATCGTGCTCTTTGCAATTGCAAATGCCGCACCGATAGTGATCGGGTCAATCATTTGTCCTGTTTCGTGTCTAACTTATCAAAAATCTTGCCAAGCATTTCTTTGATCTCATCAATGTCACGGCGGTAATCGTCCTTGGCGATGTAGGTGTGGGGCATTTGACGCACATCGACATCAAGGCGCTCAATGGCTTTGGTGATGTTATTCAGAACCCATCCACCAAAGAACGCAGCCAAACCTAAAGCAATGTTAAAGAACGTCTGGCTGTCCATCTTTTTTATCCTGAAGTTGTTTATTGATCGACTGCACAACTGGCGCAACCTCACCGTAGGGCGCAAGCATAAGCGCCCTGTTGATAACGGCCAGTTCTTGAGGTGTAAAGGTTAGAGTAATCATACGTTGTAGTAAGGAATTTTATAGTCCGTGCCTTGAACGTTAATTTTTATGTATTTAACAACTTGTGCTGGAAGTGCGCCACCGGTTCCCGCAGTAGCAGTGGCAAAAGAATAAGCACTGGTCCATGTTACTGTTTCGCTTAAAACAATGCCACCAGCATCACTAATAATTACACTATCCGCGCCGCTAACCGAATAGGTAAGTCCAGTAACACCTGTACTGTTGTGGCGCAAACGGTATGTGGATGAAGCGTCAAACGCTATGTTGTCGCCGTTTTTGATGCGGATTGCAGAAGTGCTAATTGTTGATCCAGACAAATCAATACCGACTGTATATGTGCCAATAAACAAAGCGCCCCAAGTTCCAGTGGTTCCAAATTGCATTCCTACGCCCATAGAACCATTTAATTGAATGCCATTTGTAAAAGTAACTTGTGCAATATCGTTATTTTGAGGACCAATCCGAAGGCCAACGCCAACAGTAGGTTGTGTTCCAACCGTACCGCCTTTGCCGCCAACAAGATCAATACCAATGCGTTGAATTGCATTATCTGTATTGAGCGCAAAAATATCGACTTCTATACCGACAAGACCGTTTGCAGGGTTAGCTGCGCCAGTAGCATCCCGCGCTTCAAATACGCCGCCCCATGTCGGGCCAGTTGAGCGTTTATTGCCTTGACCATAAAACGCCACGTTTTCGCCAGACGCTGAATAGTTGTCCATGATGGCCAAATTGACCCATTCAAACGATGTTTCAGTAGCGCCAGTTTTTGTTTTGGCAACTATTGCTGCGTTTACAAAACCTATTGTGCCGCCGGACACGGCAGACGCATCACGGTACACGTTAATGCTAGAACCCGCATAGCTGTCAAGAGCGCCAGCGGTAAGTGACACGCCGTCTAGCAATTGAATACGGCTATTAAGCGTCTCAGGAACGTTAGTGTCTGACGGGGTGTAACCAATCAGCGTAGCCCCGTTTGATGCGGCTAACAGCGCCAGCGTGGGGCCGTTTGCACCGTTGACGTTATCAGCGGTCCAAATCAGCGTGTCGTTGGCGTCCTTCAAGACCATGTAATAACGACTGTTGCCGCACCAGACAGCCGCCTCACCGCGACTGTTGAAAATCACAGGGTTGGTGTTGGCCGTAGCGCCGGTGTAGCTAGTGTACGTGGCCTGTGGTGTCGTTGTGCCAGCAGCGTAGGTGTACAGTTTCCCACCTACCAACGGGTTACCGTTGGCATCGAAGAACTGCATTATTGGGCTGGGGATAAGCGTAGTAGTCATTTCGATTCCTGGTTATTTCACCAATGCGTTTTGAATTTCTTCGCCATCTGGGCGCAACATATTACGTTGGAATGCGCGAGTCTTTGGACCTTGGCCGCCACGTTGCACGGGCCGCGAACCCAGTGCGTCTTGCAACTGCTCGGCCAAGTCTAACATCCGTTCGCGATTTTCAACAGCAGCAGATTTGGCACGGGCATCGGCAGCACGGGCAGCAATCTGGTCAAAGGCTTGCGCTTCTTGGCGTGCCTTGGCAATTGCACCGTCAACCCACGCACGATCTTGCATCTTGCCGGTAATTTGTTGCGGCGTCAGTTTGCCAAAGATTGTTTCACCTTGCGCGATGGGCATTCCCTCCAACAGGCTTTTACCCCATTGGACTTTTTCTACTGCTGTCATGTCAAATGCGCGGCCTGCACGCATCTTTTCTGCGCCCGTTATAGCCGCTTTGTTTGTAGCTTCTATAACAGCAGGCGTTGCGCCCTTAATGCCGGTGGCAATTTCAGGCGCTCCCGTCAACGGATTGATCTGCAACTCAACTGCGCCTTTAGTTGGCTGGCGTGTGGCGGCTGCTTGTGCTTCAGCTTGTGCTTGCGCCTGCAAATCGCGTTGTTCATGCAAAGCCCGAAGCCGCGCATCTTCCATACGAAAAGCCGCCGATTGGGCTGGCATTCCAGTTGGCACGTCAGATGAATAGCCCAGCATATTACGTGGCGCTTCTGGTGCCATTGGCGTGACGTACTGGTTTGGCTGCATTACAAAGTTTGGCTGGTACGGCCCTTGGCCAGGCATCAAAACTTCAGTGGGCGCTTCGTAGGGAACAATTGCGCGGTTTTGTGGAATTGGCTGCATTGAAGTTGCCAATTGGTTAACTGGAATTCGCATGTCGCGCAAATTTAAACCTGCTTGATAGCCAGGCGAAGCCATGCGGTTGGCCGCTACAGACTGACCTACTTTGCCTCCAAGTGCGCCCAGAACCGTGCCCGCTGCGGCGCTAATATAGTCTTGTCCTAGCGCATAACCGGCAACACCACCTAATGTACCGGCTGCACCACTGCGGCCTATTGCCAAAGCCTTAGAAAACGGCGTAGCGGCTTTGTTGGTAAACACGTCTGGAAAGTTACCAGCAACACGCCCTAGCGCCGCTATGTCGCCAGTCATGGCGTTGTCTTTTTCTGTAATACGCGCTAACTTTTTAACATCTATAATGCCGGTGTTAAAATCCGTAGCGCCTTCATAAGCATACGAACGCGCCATTTGTTGACGTGCGGCACGATATTCATCAAGCAGTTTCGGGTTAGAAATGCTGTTGTCCATCATTGACTCAAGTTCAGTCGCTACCTTGAGATTAGTATCCGCAATATCTAAGGCTTCCGTTGTCGCAGATTTGTTGTTGTATGTTTTACGCGCACGCTCTCGCAAAACGCTGACGATTTTTAAAAGTTGTTCGCCGGTCAAACCGGTTTGCGTTTTGGAAATTGCGTCGTCAACAATTTTACTAATGGCTGGCGCGTATTCTTTAGCGCCAATAACATCTAAATCTGCGCGTAGATTTTCTAGCCGCTGAATCATTGCGTCGTCGGCTTGTTGTACCGGCAACTTTTTGACTTGTTCGTATGGCTCCGCAACTTTAGCGCGAGATTCTTTAAACGCAGTTGATCCGTTAAGTTGCGTAGTAGGCGGTAAATTCAATTCGTTTAGCGCAATGTTGCGAACTTGGGTTTTGTTGGCGTCTACAACAGCATCAACGCCTTTATCGCCCGCAATTGCCGATGTTAATCTTGTGCCCGCAGTGTTTTCAATGTCTACTGGGTTTAACAAAAGTTTTAGCCGCCTAGCGTCAGCAACCGCGTCAATTTGCGGGCCACGGGCGTAATCTTCTAACGACAAACGCTCGCGTTTTGCTTGCATTTGTTTTTCAAACGGCATTTTGGCGGCTATTGTGGCTTTTTCAATGACAGGCGCAGTTACATCACGAAGTGCACGGGCAACAGGAGGAACAACTTTAGGCGCGGCTATGGTTGCGGTGCCCAAAATGTTTTCGACATCAGCTTGAGGAAGGCCAGTTTTCCCTGCAATCCACTTAGCGCCTTTTTGAAAATTTTGGCCAACAAAATCTAACAGTTGACGGCCAGCCTCTTGTTGGTATTCAGGCGTGTCTGACACACCAAAAAATTTACCAAACGGTTGATCAACTGCGCCAATAAGACGTTGCGTAGTGGCTTTTGCTTCTTCCTCTGATCGACCCAATCGAGCGATAGGGTACCCGACTTGCTGTATTGCAGTAGGGATTAACCCACCAACGGTAACGTCGGCCAAAGATGCTGCGGCGCGGCCAAATTGAGCCATACCACTAGGCGCTTGACGAGGGGCGGGTATGCCCGATGATGTTGGCACAACGGCGGTAGCACCGCCAAACTGTTTGGCTAATGCGTCGTAATCGACAGCAGGTGGTTGTGCAACCGCGCCACCATACTGTTTGGCCAGTGCTTCGTAGTCCATTTACAACCCCGCTGCTTTTTTAAACTGTGCCGCTGCTGCCGCGTTAGGAAAACTCATTGTGCGGCCATCAGGTAATGATACTATATTGCCGACCGTTGCATTTTGCCCAGGTATTTGATCCGCTGCCGGTTTTTTAGATTCCGGCATCTTAATGACAGGGTTATACGGAAACTTAACGCCGCGTGACTCAGCATCTTTAACTTCAGAGTTGTAAGAACCGACTTTTTCCCGAAGAATATCACCAAACGCATCTAACACCCTCGGCAATGCGTTGGGGTCTGTACCCAAATTACCAATTGCATCTTGCAAAACTTGTTGTTGCGACTGTGTAGGTTGTGCGTCCAATTTACGCAAGTTTTCAATAACGCCCGTAAACAAGCGTGAACGCAACACCGTTGCGTCAGTAATGCCTTCTGTGGCAATGTTGGTGCCCAAACGGTTGTTAAGAAAACTGGCCGCTTTAAGCATAGGCTCACCGCCTGGCCCCATAAATCCTTTAGCAGATGGAACCAACTTTTTGGCTTCTTCCATGTTAGCCAACACAGACGGCGCAGATTTAAGCGTGTTAAACGTGACACGCGCTTCTTTCATGTATTCTTTTTGCGCTTCTTCACTGGCAGGGATTTGCGTGTTTACGTTTGTAGTTTGACGAGAAGCCCCAGCATTGGCAAGCCGCGCTCTTTGTGCTTCAACAGCAGCAGGCAACGGAACATCTGCGTATGTGCCCACAGAGGTAGGCGTGCCGCCAAGGCCAGGTATTTGAAGAACTTGACGTTGACCGCTTTGATCAACAACTTGCGTAGTTGGTTTGTTTTCGGTAATGTATTTAGTTGCGCCAAGAGCAAATTGCTTTTTCCAAGCGTCCAAACCTTGAGGATCGTCAGGAATTTTTTGTACTTGCGCCATCAATGGAATGCGCGTAATTGGCGAGTCCCTCATTGCTGGGTTGTTGATCATTTCTTTTAAAAAACCTATGGCATCGTTTTTATTTGAAATTATGCCAGACATGTTTTGATACAAGAGTTGTGTGTCTTGTGCCAATTTTGATTGCCGAGCCGCTTCCTCAGATCGTGCTTTATCTGCTTCAGTCAAGTTCTTAAAAATGTCACGGCCAGTCTTGCCAAATTTTGTTTGTAGTTCTGCACGCACCGTAGGATCATTAAGGTTAGCATTGCCTAGAAAGTTGCGTGTGCCTTCTTAGATCGGAAGA